AAAGTGATCGCGATCGTCGGTGACGGCAGCGTTTCGCCAGCCGTGGGCTCGATGCCCGTCACCTTTACAAAGTAGCTCCCCGCCGGCAAAAGTCCGGCGATATCGAACTGCGTTGCCAGCACATTCGACGTCAGGATCGAGAACGGGCCGTTGGCAGTCGCCGCGTAATAAATGACGTAGGCGAAGATGTAGGGCTGCGACGTCCATGCCAGCACGGTGCCATCGATCGAGAGCGACGCCGGACCGGCCAGCCGGTTCACGGGCGCGATGTCCAGATTCGCAGAGCCGCCGAACCCAGAGCCCGACGCTTCTGCGCCAAGCTGACAGATGAACGGAGAAATGTAATGGATCCGCAATCCCCGCCGCGTGATCGGGTTGAAAGAATCGTATTGGCGCATCACGAGATTCCTTTGCTCACGATCGCCGGCAGCACCTGCTCCAGCTCGTGCGATGCCTTGCGACGTGCAATCGTCTGCGCCACGAAGTCGGCCGTCTGCTGCGAGATCGTGCTTTGGGATTCGCCGATCGCCGTCTCTGACAATCCCTGGGACGTCAGGGTCGCGGTTTTCGTCGCGTGGAAGATGATGTCGTCCGCCTCCAGCTTGGCGAGGGCGGCTTCAAAATCTGCGTTCTTCTCCGCGGCCCCGTCGAATCGAACTTCGCGAAACTCGGTTTCGTCCTCCTCACATTTTCCGCTGAGTTTCTCGCCCTCCTGGGGATCGTTAAAAGTTTGCACCGACCGGACTGCGCCCGGGCCAGAAACCACGATCAACAACTGGAACGACTCGTCGATGAATTCGGCGTTGGTGCTCTCCACTCCGCACGATGTCTGCGTCTCCTGGGCGGCCAGCGTTTTCGCATCCTGGGTCCGGATCACTCGCGACTGTTTCTTGAGTCCGAACAGGATCTCGTCCGCCGTGATCACATCACTCGCGCGAAACGGCCCGCGTGTGGCCTGGATACGCTTCGTAAGAATCCGCTTGTATTTTCCGCGGGCGGTGCCAGCCCAAAAAACCGCGATATCGACAGTGCCCAATAATTCTCCGAGAAAAATGTCAGCGAAGCGAAATTGTTTTGGTCCCAGCGGATCCTTCACGTAATATCCGCGTGTTTCGAGATACCAAGTGATCGGACAGCCATCGTCCAGTCGATCGGGCGTGAACGCTTCCCAAAGCCGATTGTTCCCGTCGAAATCCCGGGAAAAATAAAACACCGCGCTGGTGTCATTGACTTCGCCTGTCAGCCAACATACCGGCCGAGTGCCCGTCCAGAAACTGTTCCAAACTGGCGGGGCCATTTTGTCGATCGTCTGATACGCGGAGTTGTCCATCACCCAGGTATGCGTATTGTAGAGATCGCAGTAAGGCACGCTGGTCAGCAAATAATTTTCCACGGCGGCACACGCGATGCCGGCGGTATCCTCCGAGAGCCGGCCTTTGCTGTCCGCCATTTCATTGTCGCGATGGGGCAGCGAAGACGTCTGCTTGCTCAGGACCGCGGAGTCGAACGACGTCAGCCCATACAGGGACCACCACCAAAGCAGCCCGTAATGCGCGACGACGGACCGTTGCGACGTGCAGCCGATGTTGGGGAAAAGGATCTTCTGAAAATCAGGAGTCGTCAACCAGAGCGAACGATCGCGAATCGAGGCTTGTATCAAAGATGTGGTTGACGACGTGAAAACGAGTAGCTGCGGGAATTCAACGCTGGGCGTGCGCGACATCGCGGTGACGTCACCTGGGAAGATGAACGCATCGACCGTCGTGATATATTGGGATTCTGTGAAGCCCAGCGGATTCGCGAGATCTGACGCGTAGACGTTTGGACCGCGCGCAACCCAGAGACGATCGCCGACCCACTCCATGGGGCCGCCCAGGGGAATGGTGCCCGCGCCCTTCTGGTGCGTCGCCGTGGTGCCGTCATACACTGCGGGCGACGTCTGTCCGCCGTCCTGAATGACGAGAAGATTGCGCGGGGTGATGAACGACAGACTGCCATCGGGGTTGATCTTGATCGATTGCTCGACCTGCTTGAAAAACAACTGACGCGCGAAGGAGACAAACTCGACGCCTGGAATTTGCCGAAAGTCGACATACGGGAATTCCGAGACGTAGAGAAGCCCCTCGATCCCGAACACGATCACCGGACTACCTTGCTTGGGATAAAAAAACGAACCGCCCTGAAGATTGCCGACGGGTGCGGCGAATTTACACCGATACCCTGGCCGGCATTGCACCACGCCGCCGCGGTTCACGGTATTCATGCTGCGCGCGTATGCGCCAGGGGGCAATTGCGCGGGATCGAACGAACTGTTCATTCCCGGAAGGAATGTCACATCGCCGTCTTCGTATCGAAACGGAACTTGATTGAGTTGCGGTGCAGACATCAGTCGACGTAGTCACAATGGGAAATAGTGGAATTCAGGTCGAACACCTGGATCGGATTTCCCGACGGGTTGCCCAGCGTCCACTCCTTTTGAGTGAGAAGACGAATCGCGTTTGCTTCGTAAGCGTTGCCGTTGCCCAGGTCGCCGTCGGCATACCATTTCGCCGCGCGCATCGCGAGCAAAAGCGCCGGCCGAGAGTGAATCAGGATCCGATCGTTCACCGTGAGAATTTCGTAGGTGCGCTTGCGATAGACGATACGCATCCACGGGCCGCACGGATGGATTTTGATCCGGCGATAGATCGGCTTCGTCTCGTCGGGCTCGTAAACGCCCAGGAGGGTGCCCGTCGTGGTCGAAGAGTCGAACGAAGATAGCCGCACGTTCGCGACGGTGAGATCCTTGACGATGCCCGTGATTCGGGCCACAAAAGGATCGTTCGCCGCCGGCAGCGCGTAGCCGTAAATCGTCGGCACCCGCAACCCGTCTTCCCAGACTTCGCCGATCTTGGTCCGGAGCGGCCGGTTCTGGTCATCGAATCCGAACACCTTGAGAATCTTGCCGGCGTCCGCGGGATTGTCCACAAACGCGATCAGCTTCGCGGGGCACTTCAAATCTTTGTAGGTGGGCCAATTGCCCTCGTCCGTCTGCGTGAATCGGCAGCCACCGCAATCGCGCAGCCCGGGGCCGTTGATGTGAAACTGGAAAAGCTGATCGACTCCGCGCGCGGGCCGGCCACAGATGCTCGCGCCCAAAACGGTTTCCACTTCGCGCGGGAGCGTGACACAGTTTCCGTCCGTGCAGATGTCCACGACCCCGACGAGCGGATCAATTTCGCCCGAAGACGAAAGAAGTTCGATCGAGTCGGTGATCTGTTTGAACAAAATCGGCTCGTCGCAGTGCCCGAAGATTGTCTTCGCGTCGTTCCAAATTTCACTGACAATAATCATCAGTATTCCCCTTCGTCATTCTTTCCCACTTTCGTCACGGTGATTTTCTTGACCGCCTTGTCTAGAATGTCGCCGCTTTCTTCCTCCTCGGGTCCGGCGTCCTCGTCTTCCTCCACGTCCTCGATGCTGGTCAGATCCAATTCGACCCGCTGTTTCGGCTGACCGTTCTTCGGTTTCGGATTGTTCGTCTCGGATGCTTTCTTGAACCGGAAAACGATCGTGCCGCTTTCGGGCAACTCGTAGTCGTCGTCCCATTCGAGGGTGACGTGCGGGTAGTATTTTTCGTCGGACGATTTGGAGTCCATCGATGCGGAAATCGGGCCGCCCATTTCTTTCATGGACTTTCCGAGAGCGAGGGGGTAGTCGGGCATAATTAACCTTTTTGGGCGTGTTTAATCATCTCCGTGATGAAGTCGTGGTGATCGCCGGCCGCGCGGTGTTCGCGGACCAGATCGTCCATCTCGGCGTGATGCTGGGGCGTCATTCCGCCTGGGGGCGGGCCTTGCATGCTCAACGCGCGCTTCAGAGCGGCGTCCTTGCGGGCTTTGGCGGACACCAGATGCTGTTCGAGCGTGGTGCCAATGTTGGACGGCGCGCCGGTTTTGGCGGTCGCGGCGAGTGCGTCCAGGGCGGAAATTCCAGATGTGTCAGCGGGCATATAAATAAAGGTTTGGGTCAGGGTAGCGTTGTCCAGCGGGGCTTAAAATAACTGTCGTAGAGAGTGTCCAGATCAGAATCGGAAAGATACGACGCGTAGAGAAGGATTTCCCCGAAATCGACATCGCCGGCTCCGCCGCCGGCTCCGTTTAGATCCCCGATTAACCCCAATTTCAGGGAACGAAGCCCGCTGTTCCCGCTCCCCGCGCGTGTGAATTTGTTCTGACGAAAATCGATTGCCTGCCCCGTGCGACGGTAGACATTGACCTGAAAATTATCGCTGATAACGGGCCATTCAATTCCGCCAGAATCAACTGGAGTCGCGGGGAATCCACCGCTGACGTTTCCGCCCCACCATTCCAACGGGGGGCTCGCCGCGCCCCCGTCATAAACGGAGGAAATGTTCCGGCCCACAACACTGGGAGGGTTGGCCTGGGTGCATCGCCGAAGATCATGAGACGTCGAGCCCTTCATGAAGAGAGTCTGAAAATGGGTCGGCGTGGAATTGAGAACAATTATCGTGTAGTCGCCCGCAAACGTTTCTTCGGTGAATCCAATGGGGGATCCCAGGGCGGCCCCGTCGAATCGGACAACGGGTTTTGTGCCGACGATATTCGTTTTGAATTTTGGTGCCGTTCCTGCCGTGAAAGCGTTGCCGCCAAGTGCCTGATTCACCCAAGGATTCGCAATGGTGCAAACGGGAGTGCCATCCGCTTCGGAAAAGCTGTCCGCTTTCCACCAGCTCGTGAGCCCTGGGAAACTGTCCGGCGTGATCCCGGCAGAATTCTTCAGGAACGCCACGTCCGCGAGTGAAAGAAATTTTCCCATTACGACTCCGATGCGTATGCGAAGACAACGTCCGCGTCGGTATTCCCGCGGCAAGTAGCCGTCAACACACCGATTTTGTTCGCCGCGAGCGTCGTCGGCGCGGTGCCGCCCACGAAGCGCCAGCCGACAGGGAATGAAAGATTCCGGATCGACGCGTCGGCAACGATGAAGACAGTGATCGACTTTGGCGCGGCGAGATTAGCCGTGGTGAACGTGATGTTGCCGGCCAGATCGATCTGAAGGTAGTCCGCGCCCGAGAAGTCGAGGACCGAATTTGCGTTGTATGGCTGATTCGCGAACGTTGAAGATCCCGCGGGACCCGTTGCGCCGGTCGCGCCCGTGGCTCCGGTGGCTCCTGTTGCGCCGTCTGTTCCATTGGTGCCGTTCGTTCCGTTGGTGCCGTTCTGACCCGTGAGTCCCTGGGGGCCGATCGGACCTTGCGCGCCCACGCGCTCGGGCTCGATGCGATACGTTTTGAAAAGCGGATCGCCGTTTCCATCGACACCAATCTGGACCGCCATAAACAGGAATCCCGTGGGATTCGGCGGTGCGTCATCGTATTCCGAAATTTTCATGATTCAAATTGACTAGCATTGACACGCATCGTGTCATAGATGTAACTGTTCGTCGTCTCGTCCAGGATCGCCGCGGCGGATTCGTCCTGCAACACGTCCACGTCTTCGTTCTGAAGAATAAACGGCGGCAAAGTCCGATGGATCCGGTGCAGAACCTTGACCCCCGCTTTGGTTTTGCAACACCCGGAAAAATCACCAGTGCCGCGGATGACCGGAATGTTCCCGATGTTCATTGCAGCTTGACGTAGATCAGTCGGGACAAAGTATATCCGATCTGCTGGGTTGCGGTATTCGCGCTCGATTTCGTGTAGACCTGGATAACCTGACCGTCGACAGTTGTGACCACTCGGGCAACCATTTGAACCGTTGTTGGGATTGAATGAACCTCCAGCACCGCGCTGATTTCCGAGTCGGCGACGTCTGCGGCCAGTGTAGAATTGAAAAGTTTGAAATCCCATTCCTTTGGTGTCCCCGAATCGTTGAGGCACGAGAGCGTGACAAAGACGAGATACGTTCCGGCCGTTGCCAGAGTCAGATCCAGATCCGTGGTGCCAAAATCGACTTTGGCATACAGATTCGTCATCGTGTAATCCGTATTGCCGCCCGTCTGAATTCCGTTTGTGTTGGTGGCGACCGCGCCGGCCGGACCGACTGCTCCGGTGTTCCCGACTGCGCCAGTGGCTCCAGTTGCGCCCGTCGTGCCCGTGTCACCCTTGTTGCCCTTGTCGCCCTTCTCGCCCTTCTCGCCCACTCCGCGCGGGCCGGTGGGAAGGATCAAAGTTCCGGGAGGAATGAAGGCCGCCTGCTCGTCGATGGGTTCAATGAGCCGCGTGAAAATTTCGGAATTCTGGAAGATGTCCAGGACCACCACCCAGCCAGCGCCGGGAATGAAAACGGTCTGCCCGATCGAGAGCACCGGAGTCGGGATGACGGTGAATTGAGAGTCCGGGGCCGCCGGCGTGGGCGTATTGAACCCACTGGTTGCGACCGCGTAAGCATTGTGCCCGGGGGATCCCGTCGCGCCTGTGTCGCCCTGGGGGCCGACGAGCCCGATAATGCCCTCGTTGAACAGACGGAGAAAATATGTAGCGAGCCCTTCGCCGTCCAGCCGCGGATTGCCTGGGAGCCCTTCGTTGAGATCGCCAGGAAGAACCCAGGTGACCTTGCCGTCGACGACAGTGCGGGTAATCGAGCCGAAAAACTGTTGCGTGAAATTGTCCAGCGCACTGGGCAGCGTTTCGCAATCCACCGTGTTGGTGGGGCATGCGTTGCACGGGGTGCAGTTGTTGCAGCGATTGCCGTTGATGCAATCCTGGCACTGACCATTCGCGCAGTTGTTACAATTTCCGTTGCAGGAATTACAAGACATCTCAGTTCTCCTTCAAAGTATCGATCACGCCCTTCAGATTTCCGTGCCGATGGGCGAACCAGTAAATCCCAGCCGCGCCGGCCGCTACCGCCAGGATCAAAAGCTCGTGACCGACCAAAAGACTGGGCAAAACAATCAGCGCAAGGCCGGCCGCCGCGATCACCGCGCTGGTCGTCACGCTTCCGCCAACGAGCACCTTGAGGGGCGGCCACACGAACGACGCCGCGCCAAACAGGAACACCAAAATCCCGATCCAGACGACTCCTTTGAGCGAGGACAGCTTCGCCGCCATCTCGCGCGCCGTGTCCTTCTGGGCCGCGCCGATCGTGGTTTCAAATTTCTCGGTTCCGTCCTTCGTCCGCTCGTATTTCTGGGTTGTGGCCGCCTTCGGATTCTGCGGCTGGCGAACCTGGAGAGTCGACCCGTCGGCGGATCGGAAACTCGCGCGCCCGGGCGAGAGCGGGAGCATGCTGCAACCCGTAAGTAGTAGAGCCGCCAGGATTGAGAAAATTCGTTTCATCGAGAGTTGCGTTTTTCTTTTGCCGCGTTGTAAAGTTCATCCAAACTCTGGCCGCTGGTCTTCTGAAGCTTCTCGCCCTGGGCCATGTGTTGTTCGTCGGTTCCCGCCGAATTCCCATACGAATCCTCGTCGTCGACATGCGACAGAACCTGATTGAAATACCGCTGCCGATCTCGCAAAACTCGATGCTTGTCGATCAACGGCTGAAACTCTTCCTCGTCCGCACCGCGGCCGGCCAGTTCCCGCCCCTTCAGCTCAAGCTCCTTCATGCGCTCACCGGTCTTGTCCAGGGATTTTCGGATCATGTCGATCCGGCTTTCTTTTCCGACCTTCCGCTCCTTAGTTCCCGTCAATTCATCGTCGTCTTCAGGGACGAGCGTTGGGCGGCCGATACTGGATCCGACGTAGACATTTCCTCGTGCATCGATTGGCATGTTATTTCTTTCGGCGCGCGTTGCGCCATTTGGTGTAGATGTAGCCGATTGTGACGGCGGCGACGCCGATCTGGCCGGCCTTGATCAGCACGTCCAGGATCGGACTGACGTGATCAATGAAAGTCGGGAGCGTGGTGCCCGTGAGCCCGGCCACCGCGGCGACTTTCACTTTGACCCATTCTGGTAGCATTTGAAAATTGAAAGTCATATTCCGATATCATTTCCATTCTGCCCGCTAAGAAAAACGGGGCAGTCCCCCGATGGAACTGCCCCGCCCCACGAATCCTTGGACTTAGACGCAGCCGCCGGGGTTGGTGCAGTCTTCGGCTTCGCACACGCCCAGGGTGGCGAAGGAGTCGGCCCCACTGTAGCTGGATGCGCCGGCCGGGTCACACACTTCCAGGCCGAGATCGGCTTGGCAGCGGAGATAGAGGATCGGAACGATGTGCTGCGGACGCACGGGCTGGTAGGCGCGCGTAATCTGATACGTGTGCCAGCCGAAGTCCCCGAAGACGTTGCAGTCGTTGTCGATGACGTAGTGCCAATCCAGTTCGCCAGCGAAAAGCTGGGGCGCGAACTTGAACGTGCCCTCGCCGGTATAACGCTCGGGCGTCAACCGGTTGAACGAGTTGTCGGCGAAAAGGAAGCCGACTTCGTTGAGTGCGGTGAGCCAAGCGGGATTCGCTTTGGCATACGCCGTGTTTTTGCAGGTGTTGACAACCGTGATCACGGGATCGATCAGGTTCAGCGTGCCGTCCTCGTTGAAACCGTTCGAGCGAAGCGGGCGCTGGTCTGTCCCGAAGGCGATGCCGCGGTAAGCGGGGGCCTGCTCGAAGGAGTAAGCGGAAACCGCCACTTCGCCGAGTTTGTAGCCACCAGTGGTCAAACAACACAGAACGTCCTTGACTCCGATTTCGTTGCGGAAGGCTTCGATGATGTCGGAGCTGCCGATGAACCGGAAATGGGGCATACCCTTGCCGCCGGCGTCGAACATCTCAGCGAACAGCGCTTCCTTGAGGTAGCGGGCGATCGCATGGAGAGCTTTGAAGCTGATCGGAGCCGTCGGGGTAATCGGCGCGAACTTGACGCCCACGTCGGTTTCGTTTCCGCCGGTGAACAGCGAGTTGAAATCCCAGCCGACAGCCGCCACGAACTTGGAAGCGGAGCGGAGATAGAGCTGCGCGCGCACATCGGAGTTGATGTATTGCGTGAGCAATTTCTTCATCGAGTCCTCGGCCGCGAGGTAGGACGTCTTGAAGGCCGCATAGCCTTTCTTGACGCAGACCCGGGGACCGAAACCGCGCTTCGATTCGAGGCGGGCGGTGAAGTCGATGGCATCGGTGAGATCCTGGTTGCCGACGGTGCCGCAAAGCTCGGTGTCGCAGACGAAGGTGGGCAAGGCGAGGGAGTCGCCAGGGGCCGCCTGCTGCTGGACCGCGGTGCGGATCTCGTCAGACACGCCGGACGGGAAGGTCCCGCCGCCGATGACGTTGATGAAAGGGGAATTAGCCGCGAGGGCTTTCGCAATCTGGCCGACCAAACGCGAGGAATCTTTCTGCGCGATGTCGGAGAGAGCTGCTGGGGTGATACAGTCTGCCATAAATGTCTTTGCCCGTGATCGGGCGTTTCGTTTTACCGGGGTAACGCCGGTTCCGTTTTCGCGTCGAGGCCATCCGTCGCGACATTAGGCCGATTCTCCGCCGGAGCGTGGCAGAGAGACATTTAAGCTCACCCAAAAAGTTGAAGACCGCCGCCGTTTGTCAAATGAAATTTTAGAGTTGGCGTTTTTTAGTTGGAAAACCGTAACAGAAGTCGCCCAAGTGGCCCACGACACAGCCCAGATCGACGAAGCACGGGTGCCCGCATTGCGCGGCCCGCCGGCAAAAAATGACATCCTCGCCCACGCCCAGGTTGCTGTTTTTGGCTGACTTCGCCAGTCCTAGCTCCAAAATCTGACGCATCTTGACCGGATCCGACTCCTTCAGAGCTTCGTTGACCGCCTTGACCAGATCGTGCTCGGACGACGTGAACCAGTTGCCGCCCGATCCGTCCTCCTCGCGCGCCAGATCCGGAAATTCCTTTTCAATGTCCTCAAAAACGGTGCGATGAACCAGCACGAACCCGAACCCGACCCACTGCGTTTGCCGCACTTCATCTCGGGGCTGCTCGTCCAGATATCTCACGAATCCCGGCCCCTCGCCGAACACCGGCCCAGATTGCGGCCAGCGTCCACGGTAGAGTCCGCCGATCAGAGTCTTTCCGTGACTCATAAGCCGATCGATCCCGTGCGCGCCGGCGAACTTCTCCGGCAGATCGAAACCCGTGAACGAGTTGTAGAGCGCAGCGTTCCCAAACGGCGGAACGTTGTCGTCATCGACGAACAGCGCCCATTCCAGTTTCGATCGGAGAAAACCGGCGGCCAGCTTGTTCCGGGAGTGTGCCACGAAGGCGTCGCCAAAATCCAATGACTGCGCCATCCGCCTGCGGTCGAACATCGCCATCAGCGAAAAGGTTGTCCGCGGGTTCGACGTCTTGTAGTGAGGAAGGCACAGCATGACCTGCCGTCCCTCCCAGAGCTGCGGGGACTTCGTGGTGTCCATAGATTATTGTCCCTGGGCCGCTTTGAAATGTGCGTCGAGCGCTTCGCTGCCCGACACGTTCACCGCGTCGAGTTTTTTCGGTGTCGGCGTCTCGTCGGCCGGCGAGTTGCGAAGCCGCGTCGTCGAATTTTTCTTGACCCGTTCCAAAAGCTCGGTGGTATCCTTCAGCTTCGTTTCCAGTTCCTTGACCTTGGCGGCGTGCGTCGCCTTCAGTATCGCGTTATCGTGCCGCGATTTCAAAAGCTGCACGTAGCCCACGGCGAGCAATCCCCGCGCCTGGGGCGAGTCGTCGGCGACCGCCTGCTTCAAAAATCCCTGGGCTTCCTCCACGATCTTGTTGTGCTCGGTCACCGCGGCCTTTTCGGCGTCGCTCGCGCCATCCTTGGGCTTGCGGACTTCAAACCATCCCAGCTTCGGAATCAGCTCGTCGATGTTCGCCTGGGCGGCCTTCGTGGTTTCGGTGCGAACCGATTCCGCGGCGGCCTGCTTGTTTTGCAGATACTCCGTGGCGTTCTTTTTCGTCTCGTCCAGCGTGCGCGCTTTCTTGTCCGCGAGAGTTTCATTTTCGACCAGCTTCGCGTCGATGAATCGCTTGAGTCCGACGGGCATCTTGCTGGCGACTTCGTCCCAGTCAATCGCTTTGGGTCCGCCGGCGGCTTTCACTTCGTCGACGTGCTTCTGAGTGAGCCCCGCCGCGAGCATGCGCGCGTAGATCGCCTCGTCGTTGGCTTTGATCTGCTCGTCGAATTTCTTGAATTCGGGATCGGCATCCACGTCCAGCTTGGCGCGGAATTCGCGAAGCTCCTTCAGCTCGGTTTCCACTTCCTTCGGAACCCCCTGCTTGGCCTGGGCCGCCAGAGTTTCGTTCTGTTTCTTCAGCTCGTCGCGCTCTTTCTCGATGGCAGTGATCCGCTCGCGCGCGATCGATTTCACTTTCTCGAACGCTTCGCTGGCTTTGGCCTTCGTGTAGGGCGGCAGCGAGATCGCGTCGATATCATCGGGAGTGGCGGCCGGCACGGCGGGAGTCTCGGGTTCCGGTTTCGGATCCGGCGTCGGTTTCGGCTCGGGCTCGGGCTCGGGTTCCGGCTCGGGCTCGGGTTCCGGCTTCGGTTCCGGCTTGGGCTCAGGCTCAGGCTTCGGTTCCGGCTTGGGCTCGGGTTCCGGCTTCGGCTCAGGCTGTGCGGTTTGCTTCGCGAGCAACGCATCGAGCGCAGACGCAGATTCAGGATCGATCGACGGCAACTGATCGAAGCCGGGGATTTTGTCGAGGGTGCGTGTATCTTCGGGCATAACTATTGTTGTGGGGGTTGCGGGGTTTTCTCTTTCCAAGCGTCCTCGTCGTCCAGCGGCGGATAGGCTTCAGAAACTTTCGCCGGCGGAGGTTGCTCGACCGTGAGATTCAAAAGTGCGTTCAATGCGTTGCTCCAGCCCTTCACTTCTCCGCTGCGGACAAGCGTCCGGTTCACGTCTGCGCCATCCAAAAGCGACGGCAACAAACTGCTGACGTGCAACAGCGCGCGCTGACCAGTTTTGGATTCAAAAAACGTGCGAAGTGCCGCGGCGTCGGATGACTCCCAGGGAGTTTCCTGTTTCGTGGGTAGGTTCATTTATTGTGTGGGGATTGGGGCCGGCGCGGGCGGGATTGCCTCGGCAGCATTGCCGATCTGCGCCTGTCTCGCGGCGGTTGCCTGCTGGACTTGCTCCGCCTGAGCTGCGTTCTGGTGAAGCTGATTGATCACTCCGCGAAGTTTGTTCAACGTCGTGCTGATCTCGGCCAGATCTTCCTTCGGGACTCCCTGCGCCTCGGCCGCCTTGAAGTGCGCCTCGGCATGCGCGAGCACTGCGCTCAAAACCTCCAGCGCTTTGGGATCCTGCACTGCCTGCTGCGCGGTCTGCTCCATCACGGGCATCAAAATACCCAGATGAATCAAATGATTGTCGCGGGGAGACACGGGCACTTCGCTGGCCTGACCCACGATGATCAAAAGCTCCAGTTGCTGCAAACGCGTCTGCTCGGCCTGCTCCGTCGGATCGTTGTCCGGCAGCAACACGGCGTCCGCGAATTCCTCGTTGATCAGCGCGGTCACTTTTCGCTTCTCCAGCTCCTTGGCGTTGTAGAGCGGATTCCCCTTCGCTTCCTGGGCGACCAAAACGATCTGCTGCCGCTCGACATCGGTGTAATCCTTGACGGATTCCGCCACGACCTGTTTGGAAAGCTGCGTCAGCTCCTCGCGCGTCATGATTTCCAGCAACCGCTTCTGCATGTCCTTCGCATCCTTGTCGGACGTGTGCGGATCGCACATGCGGCGTTGCATGGTGCTGACCAGGGTCGCAAACTGATTCAAAAATCGGCCAATGATCGTGTCCCGGGACTCTTCCTCGCGACTCGCGAACAAATCCACCTGGGCCTTCGTCACCCGCTCGCCCTCGAACACCTTCGGAGTCGTCGATCCAGCCATCTGATCGAGCAGCCCCGTCAAAAAATTGTCCAGCGTCAGAAACGGCTCGACCGCGGAGTCGATTTTGTGCTCGACCACCGTGAATGCCTGATCGATCAGAATTGTGTTGCCGACGATCGACATTTTGAACCGCCGGAGCTGTTTGTCGTCCCCCTGAATGATCAATTTGCCCGCCAGATTCAATCGGTCGACCACTTCATTGCGGCTCCGATCCAAAATCCCCGCCATCGCGTAGATCTCGCGCCCGATTCCCTTGCTTCCGTGCATCGTGCCGTTGCCCTGCTGAAACGAGAAGAACGCGACGGCATCCATCATCGAATCGAACTGATCTTCGGATGAAAAAAGCTCCTTGAAATCTTTGTTGTTGAAAATATAGTGCGATATCTTGCCGTCGATCTCGGTCGCGAGCAAGTGCCACACTGTGACGACCCGCGCGCCGTTCTCGTAGGACGTTCCCACGACTGATTCCCGGATCATGTCCTCGTAGACCCGCCAATAATCCGTTTGCTGACTGCGGCGGTCCTCGGGCATCGCCTCGTTGATCGCAGTCACCGTCTCCTTGATGTTCCATCCGCGCGTCTCGGCCGCTTCCTTGTCGGAGATCAGTGAGAATAACTCGTGCAGCAAGAAAGTCTCACGTAGTGCGACTATCTGCGCTCCCGCTGGTGACTGCTTGGTGCCGGTGGGAATGAAAAATTGATCCTGTCGGAAGAACTTCGGAAACCACGAGAATTCGTCCAGCCACGCCGCGGCGGTGTAGCCGAACAGCGCGTTCTCCTGTCCAATCTCGGACATGAATTCGCGCCATCCTGCGCGCGCCCGCGCGGTGCATGTAATCTCGCGACGAAAAGCGTCGGTCTTCTCGGCCGCGCCTTCGACGGTGTCGGGCAACGCCGAGTTTGTGATGTATTTGACTCCGTCGATCGCCTGGGTGAACCGGGGAGCGACCTTGTCGATCAACATCGGCAGCGGTTTCGACGTGAAGTTCGATTTCCAGCCGAGTCCTTCACTCTCCAGTTGCTGTTGGGTGTAGGGCCGCTCGCTGTTATACTTCGCCATGATCCGCGCGTTCTTCAGATTGCGCTCCTTGTTGGCGAATTCGAGAGTCGTGATGATGTTCTGCGCCTGCTTCGCATCGCGGATGGCCCGGTTCTTCGGCTTCAGCGTGCCGGCGGACAGATCGGGCGAAGAAATCGCGCCACCGAACGGGGAGGCATTGTCGGGAGTGGGCGCGTAGATTTCGTTAGGCTGCATTCTGGTATAAAGTTGTGCGCCGGCGCGGCTTGTCGCTACTTGTTGGTGATCGGCCACCGGCGCTTCGGGCATTTCTCAGTCGCGAGCTGCGCCTTCAGATCCACGAAACAGGTGCAAGCGTTGCATTGCCGGATCTTCGCGTCGAAAAACGGACACTTCTCGCACGCTGCCAGCCGTTCGTTGACCGTTGCGTCGTCCAAAAGCACCGCCTGCTTGTTGATTTTGGCTTTTACGACCTTGCAACCCGCCATAAGTGCCTTAGATACACTGGGTAACCTCATTTTATCGTCTCCAACAGTGCCCCGGCAGATCTCCGTTGCCCGTCGCCGGCAAATTCAGATGCACCGCGAGTCCTGTGTCCTCGCCGAGTATCTGACACGCGCGCAATTTGGTATTCACCCGCTTTTCTCCCTGCAAAATCGCCTCGCTGGCCGATCGCCGGCTCTGCTTGCACGCCCCGCACGCCGATGAAACATCTCGCTGCATAGGACAGCCGGCGCAAATCTCGGCCCGTCGGCGCGCCTCGTCTTTGCTCACGCGCCCCAGGTGACCCTTGCGCTTCAGATTCAGCATCTGCGCGAACCACTTCGTGACCCGGTTCGTGAGATCCCCCACGGTCAGCCTGGGTTGTCGCGACGTCAGCCGCGCCACAATCACCGGCTGCGGTGCCGTTTCCCCACACGCGCCCGGCTGCCGCGCGCATGCCTGGGCGTGGATCTCCTCGATCGGATTTCCCTCCGGTTTCCCGGCCCGTTTGCGATAGCTCGCCAGCCGCACCGCCAGCATGTCCCAGTTTTCGGCCTTGTGCTTGACCCCGTCTTCGTCGACAAAGTATCGTCCGCCGGCCGGGTAGATATTTCGGTTGAATCGAATGCTCATAGATCCAGATTGGAAAATTGATTAGTGATGTCGATCCGCAGTCCGGAACCTCCGTAGTAGTCTCCGTCGTCCTCGTCCGCGCCAAGCGTATTCTCATGCCGCATTCCCAGCGTGACTCCGCTCGCCTTGCGGACCGCGCACACGAGCAACGTGACCGCCTCGGCGGCGTCGGGCGATTTCCCCTGGTGCCGCGATCGGTAGTCGGCCTTCTTCTCCACCTTCGACAGTTTTCCGGTCGCCTGATACAGCCGGCCCGTCAGCTCCAGGAAAAGTTCCGCGGTGTCCAGCCCGAATACCCCCTTGAGATAATCAAACTCCAAAAACTTTTTCGCGGCGAACCACAATTCAGATTGCGCGCGGTCGTAAAGTTCCTTCGCAGTGCCAGAGTCCTCTACCATGATCTTTTGTTCCCCGGCGCTCTCAGAGAAGTTGATCCCGATGCACCCAATCCCCCACTCATACTTCAACAGATCGTGAACCCCGGCCCCGTTGCCCGTGCGATCGACCGCCAGCCATTCCGGCGTGATCCCAAGTTGATTGGCGAGATCCGCCACGGATTTT